GCGAGACTAAAATCAAAACGCTTCATGTCGCTCCTAGACTTGAATAGAGTGGTAAGTGACTTTCGGTGCAACGGGCTCAGGATTAACAAGCGCCTCGGTGCGGCCTAGGTAGGCAAGAACTGCAGCGATTAAGCCGTCGATCTTGTGGCTCTGAGAAGGTTTCATCACTTGGCCGTACCGTGTCGGTACCGCGTTCGTCACGTGCCTTGTCAGCTCGGGTGCGCCGTTGTGTTTGAGGCGTCCTTCGAGTACGTCTTCAAGGAATCTGTCAAGTCCCTGTGCCATCAGCTTGCGCTGGCTGGAAGGGTAAACCGCTACCACTTTATCGGCGAAAGTTGAGTTCCAAGCGTCCAAATAAGACTGCCAACCTGAAGGGTCGGCCCAGATCTTGTGGACTTTGTACTTTGCAAATGCGATTCGAACAGCTTCGTCAACTTCGACTCTTGGTACTTCCCAACCGTAGCCCGCAGGACCAGGCGGTCTTTCCCAACACTCGAGTTGAAAGATCTTGCCGTCTTCAATTCTGCAAGCAACAAGCACTGTGGCGTCGTCTTTGCGCGAACCGTCATACCCGAGAACGATTTCGGTGCCTTCTGCCAGTTCCTCAGGCTCGGCCGCTGCGTTCCATGCTGTAATGTTCATGTAACGGTCGGTGTCTGTGGACGGCTGATTTAAAAAGTAACGCCTTGCGTCCGATGCTTTTGTCATCGGGTCTTGTATCTCGGCCATTAGACGCGGCACGTCTAGCCATTTAAAAGCTGGCCCATACACGACAGCAAGTGCTTTTTTAAGCTGCTCACTGTCTTGCAGGTCGGGCACCTCGGGCGCTTGCTTGTGATCGAATAACAGGCCTGGATTTTTTGTGCGGCCTTCTTGTATCGAAATCCATAAGCGGTGCGTTTGCTCGGCGATTGATTCCTCGCCAACCGAGTACATGGTCGATGTCTCGAGCATCCAAGGGTCCGCAGCCTTTCGCTTGGCGAGGTTTCGCCTTACGGTTTCGTGCATTCGCTTGAGCTCGGGGCTCGAATAAAGGTGTGTCTCGTCAGCTACAGCAAAAGACTCTTTTCCACCGTCTTTTGATGCTGATGCTGCTGTTGATGGGACGATTTCGCCGCCACCTTTTAAAAAAGTGCGTGTGAGGCCAACGTCAATACCTGGGTACTCAGTGCCGAAGTTGGTCCTGATGTGCTCGAGCATGTAACGAACGTTGTCATATGTGTTGCCTGATTGTTGCTCTTCAGTCGCTAGACATCTGATGAACGGGTACTGGACTGGTCGTCCGATTGGATTGCCAAAGGCGTCCCAACGGTCAAAGCGAGCAGGGCCGAGAGCCTCAAAGCAAACGAGCATTCCAGCAAGCTCCGACTTCGCACGACCTTTTGGTCGAGAAAAGAAAGCTCGCCGTGTAACTCGCCGCCCATGTTTGTCCAATTCATAGGCCTTCAATATGAAAGCCGCTTGTTCGTCGTCTAAAGTGATGGCTTCGCCCTGCACGTCGCCTGGGCCGTGAACTAGATAAGTCTCAATCCAGTCAATCGCGTCCCAACCGAGCGAGATGAAGCTACTCTGTTGTCGTTTCTTCTTGGTCAACTTCCCCCACCACTCTCAACAAACGAGTCCGTCGCTGATCAGACAGGGTCTTGTTCGATTTGGCCCCCTCTGCTTCACCGTCGATCTGCAACCGAAGTCGCATTCTGTCCTCAGGTGTAGCGCCAAACTTCGCGACTCGGAGTCGCAATTCTGCTCCTACGTTGTCACCGTTCCAGTAAGACGAGTGTAACAACGCTGTATCGATTAAAAAATCCCAATCAGTGTCAGTGAAAGTGACAGCTTGTGCTGACTTGCGCCAAGTGTCCCACCAGCGAAATGTCTGTGAGTGCCAAGGATACCCAGCTGGCAGATCTGGACCGCGCAAAATGCCGTCCTGAGTAACCACCTGAGTGGGTACTGGGTCAACGTTTCTGCGTCTGCGTTGTTCTGCGTCCTTAGGCGCTGGACCTTTGCCTGCCATGTGTCTCCTAAAATGTGAATCATGCAAATATGCAAAATGGTAAATCCGTACGCGCCGCGTCCTTTGGGGCAGCGGGGTCTCTAATCCCGTCGCTTTTCGAACTTCGAGGGGGGGTGGAAAAATGCCAGGGGGGATACTGCGTTTAAACGCGTATTATCGCCCTGAATTGCAACTGCGACACAGTACCCTTAGATTGGATACTTCATTACTACCCCCCATAGATAGGGGTACGATATGGTCAACAGTAAGATCGGCTGCAAAGCCACAGAATGAGCACCAAGGCTGCAATCGCCTCAGTTCTTTTGATAAACGGCGCCATTTGCTATCGTAGCCGCGTTTGCTTGCGCTAGGCCTAATACCCCTATAAGGGGATTGGCATTTGTTGCACTTGGTTTGTTCTTGTATAAGAGCACCGCATTCAATGCAGGGCTTAATCATCTTCCTCATCGTCCTCGTTGCTAAAAACGTCATAGATAACGCGCATTCTTTCGTCTGTTGGCAACGACATGTAGGCCTGCAGTGTGGACTGCACGGCCCTGTTTAGCACGGATTCGATAGCGTCAAAGCTGAGATCTTGGTCTGTATCTACTTCGGTCTGTAATGCACCTATTGACATCTTAACGGTTAGACCCATGAGATTGGTCCTAAAGATACGACTCTACCCCAAGGGGATAAGTATACCACACGCGTGGGGTTTTGCGCCACAGGCTTCACTCACTCATTGGTCGGCGTGTCGAGCATTAAGCCCAACAACGGCCACTCTTTTTGGGTCCATGCGTGTCCTCTCCCTGTTGTGCAATTGCAATCCTCAACAGCGCATCTGCAGTTGTGATTTCTGCAGAGCAGAAGCCCTTGGTCCAGCTTGATTACTAAGCTCTTTGCACAATGTGGACACCTTAGTCTTGCCGTCAAAGGCCTCTGCTCCAATCCTAACAGGATTTTCACCTGAGTGTGTCGCTTAGCAATAGAAAGGCTGATCTCTTCAATCAGTTTGGTCCGATTTGATGTCGGCCAGCTTTGTATCGTGTCGGCAACCCAAAACAACGACCTTACTGGGTCGCTGTTGGGTACCACGCCCTGTCCTCTTTCGAGTCTCAGTTCGATCTCCCACGCAAGTATAGCAGACCGAATCCCGAGAATCGCGTCAAGCACATCGACACGCACTGGCAACCGCGGGCCTGGGACTGAGCGGCTGGTGCGCTCGCCCGTTCGCCCAGGCTCCAACTCAACCCCCAGCTGGTCGTACCAAGTGGCAAGGTCCCTTAGCTCTTGAGCTGTTTCAATGAGTGGCTTATCAGACACCTGAACTCCCAAAACCAGCAGCGCCACGGTTGGTCTTGGGAAGTTCTGCCACCTCTTGTGCTTGGACATCAAGGGAAGCGTTGTGAATGAGTATATACTGAACCAAGCGCATGCCAGGCTCTACTCTGACAGGTTTGTCAGTCATGTTCCACACACCAGCAAAAAGTGGACCAGTGTAGCCACAATCAATGACACCCTGAGCCACCATGAGGCCGTGCTTGCGTAAAGTGCTAGAGCGAGCTGTTAACAAGCCCCACGTGCCCTCAGGCACTTTGATTGCGACTCCTAGTGGGATATCGACAAAAGTGCTTGGCTCGATCACCATTTCGGCGTCGCAGTACAAGTCGAAGCCAGCGTCGTCGTTATAGGCCTTCGTCGGTGCTTGTCCAGTGGAAGTCAGTAGTTGGTACAATAGGGCTGCCATATTCACTCCATTCTTTGATTGATTTGTAGGTGGGGATTTCAAGTGCTGCAAGGCCGACACTGTTCATGCCGACGTCTCCAACCACGACAACTGGCGTTTCAAGGTCGTGAGCGTGTTGGATTTCAAGGACAGTGCCAATGGTCAGCACACCCCTCACTAAGACTGCGACAACGAGATCGGCTTGTTCTAGCACTCGCAAGTTGGCCCAATGCACGAACTCGTCAGGCACTAGGTCACTCGGTGCTTGCCAAGCGCCAGCTGGGTCATAAACCCACACACACTCTTGCTCTTTGAAGTGCTTTTTGATCTCGTCTTTAATGCGGTTGACTTTCGCTCCTTCATCAAAGTCAATCGGTGCGGCTAGGTAGACTATCATTCGACAAACCCACCCCAACCGCCGTTTTCACGTGCGTACTGCGCCATTTTGGTGTAAATAGCGATGTCGTGCCATGTGTCAGATGATGGGCTGCGACCATCAGCATAACCACCGATCAGACGTGCGACTTTGCCCAGCACATAAAATGCTATGCCTAGCTCGTCGTCTGTCACGTTGGTCGGCTTGCCAATCATTTGACTCAGAGCAAAGCCGATGACTTTCAGATCTGCGCTACCATACTCAACGGCTTTTGGTATGACAGAATCTAGTTCGAACTTTGTCTCCTCAAGCCACCAATTCGCAAGACTCTGCACGGTCGGCGCGTCTTTTGTGGGTGTTTCTTTCCTAAAAGCGGCCGCCACATCTTCCCAATTCTCGAAGGCCATTATTTCACCCACGCCATTGTTGAAGGTCCAGTGCCTACCAGTCTAACTGGTGCATTCACTGCACTTTCGATGTCTGTGATGTAGCGTTGTTGCTCGTCAGACAAGATGTCTATTCCAGTCTGATCTTTCAGCTCAGGAAAGATGTAATCGAACATGGTAAGTGCGATTTTGACGGTTGGAGCGCCACCGTTTGCGATAACAGCGTCGCGAACTAGCTTGCTGTCAAAGTGCCCGACCCTGCGAATCTTTTGAGTCACGGTCGTGCGCTCTGCCTCAAGCCCTAGCTGTTCCCAGCTGGTCTCGTTCTCTAGTGGGCCCGAGTTGCCAGCAACGCGAATCGGGTAGGTGCGGGCTGTAACCCAGATGTCAAAGACATCAACTGCACGGTCCCACGGGCTGACACCAGCTTGCGACAAGAAGTCCAAGGCTCTGCAGTCTTGGCTTGTGCAGAATGGGTACAGGCCTGCGTGCAGTCCAAG